CCAGCGCACCGGAAACGATCATGGACAAAAACGGCAACGGACAATCGGGAAATTTGTCCATCAGATACCAGGTAGCAAACGGGGCCACCACCACACTGATGATGACGTTCACAATCCACTCCTCACGGAATTTTAAACCTTTCACCGGCCACCACAGCGCGCCCACATAGCCAGACAGCACGCCGCCAAATCCACACCAAGCCCAAATCACCATCTCTTGCTGGCCTGTGAGAGTGGAGGCCAGCAAGAGCAGAGTTAACGCGCCATCGATTTTATGCTCGGTCATCGTTCTAAAGTGTGAGAAATAGCGTAGTAGTCCAGCGATAGCGAACGCGCTGCATTTGTCTGCGTCTGGACTCCGAAGTAGGGGAAAAGCGCGTTAAATTGACCGTTGAAGCTGGCCAGCCCCGTGAACGTTTGCGAACATGCGGTGGTCCAATTGTTATCGTTCCAATCGGCAATTTCTAGCAACACACTTGTTGAGGTAAGACTCACCTTCGTCATGCTCAGACGATAGCGTTTTCCACTGTTGAAATCCCCCGCTTGCGGTGCTGCTGGTGAGGTGAAGGGCGTTACGGTGGATGCTTCTTTTAAGGTGAAATTCCCGCTGTTAAGATTCGGGTCACATTGCAAATACCACATTGCGGAACCGTAAACGCCGATCCACACATAGGCATTTGCCACAGTCGGAATGCAAAAAATCGCCTGAATGGTCGTGCCTACAAGCTGACTTCCGCAATTGTTCGTTAGCTGATACGAGCGAAGATTGCTGGATGTCGCGCCCGTGGTCAAAAGCACCGTGCCGAAAGATCGATTGTTCGCCTGTGTCGCCGCTGGTTGTGTAGTCGTGCCCGTTCCAGCGCTGGTCCATGGATACTGACCAGCTCCCGCAGCCCCCGTGAAATCGTCAAATACGGCAAAACGGGGAGATTGTCCCGCAATTGGGAAGGGTGCTGCCGCTTCTTTGGTAATGGCTCCCAGCGCTGCGAGGTGAGCCGAAGCAGCCCCTGTGCCGTAGGTGTAGGTGGTTGAGTTGATCGTCAGCGTCCCTGAAATCGTGCCGTTCGTTAGCTTGTCGGGTTCGCCGTTTGCTGTTTGCGTCAATGCTAATTTGCCCGTGCCTGTTGGGAATGTCTGCGTGTAGTTTCCAAGTCCCTGAATGTTTAGGTCAAGAATGGATCCGTCATACAAAATATGAGCAATATTCAGCCCGTGCTGCAATTCTAGCGATTGCGTAAAGTCAGCACTAGAAAGAGCAATCCCGCCGCCATCATCCGCGCAAAAGAATCCTGTTGCTTGAATTTCGCCGTCGCCGTTGTAAAGAACTGCGGCATCTGCGACTGGTGTAGGGCTTGCATCTAGCTCGAAAACGTTTGTGCCATTACCAGCGAGAATGCCGTTCAGGTCGGTGCTTGTCGCGCTGGTCACGCTGTTTGGGCCTGTGGCTCCTGCGGGGCCTGTGGCTCCTGTGGCTCCTGTGGCGCCGTCTTGACCAGCGGGGCCAGATACAGCTTGATTACCAACAATAACCATCGTTGGCTGGTTCACGGTTCTAATAATTACGTTGTCACTCATACTGTTGTAATAACTCCCACGAATGTAATTGTTCCCTTGACCCAGAAATCTTTATTTGATGCGGTGTCCGTTACTTTCAAATCGTAAAGGTAAGTTCCCGCTGTGACTGCGCTCGTTTCCGTGTCGCTGAGTTGCAAGAAAATTTCACCTGTAGCGGCATTGTCTGTGTTGATTGTGAAAGTTTCGATGACCGTTGAACCAACACTTGCGCGGATTTGAGAAGCGAAGGAATAAGCGGAAAGGTCAAGCGTAGTCCCGCTGTCGGTGATAGGGCAATACGAGGAATAGAACTTGAGCGACTCGTTGAAAGTCGAACCTTTGTTTATGGTGTAATTCCTGATTGCTGGTGCTTGCATCCTATTTATTGGCTTGTGTCAAAAGTTATGAAGATTTGCCGATTGCTGTGATCGTGACGTTTGTTCCGTTAGACAAAGCGGTGATAACTAAATCTGCCGTTAACATGCTGCCAGTAAATCCGCTAGTGTTCCATATTTTGCATGGCAGCGGCAAAACCTGCGTGCCGTTAGTTGCTGATGCGCTGCCGCTCGTAACGTTGATTTCAAGCGCATAAATCCGCGCTAACGGCGTAAGTGTTACACCCTCAAAATCTTTTCCGTCACCGTCTAAAACTTGCACGCCAGAACTTGCGACTCCTGCGGTTGTGTTTGCATTTATTGACAAAGTGATTCCTAACCCGCTAGGAATAGCAATATTAAGCGTTGTGTCATTGGCGATATAATTACCGTCCGCGTCAGCTTTGACTGTTAAAACGATGTTTGCGCCAGAACTCGTCACGGTGTATTTCGCTGCAATGGCTGCATTTGATGCTAATCCTGCCGCTAGTTTTGCCGCTACTAGCGATGCTGTGTTAGATGCGGTAGTGAGCGGAATTGTAACGTCGAGCGGTGAACCTGTTAACGTTGCTCCTGTTACCGTCACAATGCAATTGCCGTTTGATGTTGCCCCTGCTGCCGCTACTACAGTCGTTGTTTCAACTTGTGCCACGCCTTCAACGAATGATGCGCTTCCAGTGCAAACGCCGTTTTGAACGTCAAGCGTGGCAGTCGTGCTTGACGTTGTCAATCTTGCGCTGATTGCATAGCCAATGTCAGCGGTCGAAAATGATTGCGGTGCGGCTGTTGTCCCGATTGTAAGCTTGCCAGTTGTTAGCGATGATGCTGGATTGCCTATAAAGCTCGTTCCGTTGTTAGTTTGCGCCGATGAGATAGACATACTTATTGGCTTGTGTCAAAGTTGCTTGCTCTCCAATTTACGCATTTCCGCAAGTGCGCTTTTTCTGCCTTCCTCGCTATGCCCAAAAAGTCCGCAATGAACCAATGAAATATCCTCGCCTTGCCAAGTGTCGGCGCGGCGGCATTGCATAAATGGGTAAAGATAAACGCCGTTAGGGTAAGCTCTGCGCACCGCGTGACTCATCGCCGTGTCTTCTTCTCTCCCTTTCATAGACTCGCACGATTGTGATATTTCGATCTTGAGAAGCGTCTCGCGCTTTATTGCGTAAGCAATCCCCAAGAATCGCCCCGCTTGATTTGACCATTGATGACCGACAGCCATAACCCAAGACTGCGAAAACGGATCGAATAAATTTGCTTTCAAATGCCATGTGTCAACGTCTAATTTCGCTACGATGTCGCCGCCTGTTTCCAGCATTGCATTGATGATACTTTTTGCTACTCCTTTGCCCCATGTAATTTTCACGGTTGGCAAATCGTGCTTTATAGTCACTGGTTTTACGCTGTCATTACCTAGCCAAAGCTCTACGTCAGGATATAGCTCTCGCCACCTTTTAACGAAAACAGGCAGCATTTCTTGATCTGGCTCATGGCAACAAACTATTGCTTTTTTGATCATGATATTTCTCTTACACTTCCGGAGCATCCAGCCGTAAACGATACATCGCCGACTGTTGTAATCAATCCATCTTCCCACTCTAAAAGTATAGTTGAATTGTCATCGCAATCAACATGAGTGAGTGAGCCGCTAGCCTCGTTTCCGCGAATAGTAATTGCGCCGTCCGTCGGCTCCGCTGAGACTTTGATTTGCCGTGATGTCTCACCTAAATCCTTGATTTGACGGAATGGGATATACCCAACATCGTCAACGGTTAGCCCGTCAGGCAAAGGTTTGATGATTGGCACGCCGTCTGGGTCGCCTGTAAGCTGCACTAAATATTTGAAATATGCGCAATCCTCTTCGTGGTCGTATCTGTCGCCAACTGGTCTACGGTCACCCATGCTGTCATCGTCAAGCGCGTCCTCTTCAATGTTGCGCATTGTTAGCCTTTCACGCCAGTGATGCACGTTGTCGCCTGATAGGAAATACTCAAATGTAGGGTTGTCATCTGGCAATGTAAATTTCAAAAGCTTATACATACTAAGACCGCCGCCGCCTTCCGTGAAAATTGTAGGACGATAGTGTTCATTTTCTATATCATCCTCGTCCACGCGAATCGTTGGCGCTGTTTCCAAATTAACCGCTCCAGTGATTGTCACACTGAAAGATAGATACAAACATTGATTGTCTTCTATTTCGTGCCAGACTGGTTTTTCAAGCTCATCCTTGATGCCTTCAGGGTAAATGTAAGACAGTGATTTTTCATCTGGTAAAACGTGATCAACTAAGTATCCATCAGATACTCTTACAAAGTATTTCTTTGTTGCTTCTTCCCCCTCTCCAACAATTTCAATTTTAAGAGTCGGCGTGAATGGCGCTGGTTTTCTTTTTTGGTTTATCGCTTTTTTTACCGCTGGCGCACGATTAGCAAGCTCGATGATTGCACGTCGAATGTCGTTAGCCCACGCCGCTGTGATGCTTTCTCCAGCCCTAACAAGTTTCGGAATTTTGATATTATTTGCCGCCATATATTAGGTGTCGTAAAGGAATGAATCATGACCGCCACGCTGTGATTGCTCCCACCCTAGTCTTGTGCGGTATAAATCGCCAGTTTGTGATTGCGATACTTCTTTTAGAATCCAATCGCTGCCATCGCCTGAATCTGGTGGAGTTCCGCGAGGGGTTAAAATTTTCATGTGTTTCGATAGAATCGAGCTACTGATAGGCGTTGTTCCCTCTGTGCTTTCTGTCCACACAATCACGCTTGAATCCCACGTTGTTTCTCCCTGCGCAATGCGTCTTGCAAATTCAATAGCATCTAGTGATTCTAGCTGATAATCACTCTTGTATCGCGTGCCGTCTTCTAGGTCGTAATAAAGTTGATCGTCGGAAAATTGGTAAATGTATTTTCCTTCAATTAGCAACCCTAAAAGCTCTTTGTCTTGATCGCCCAAATCTTTCCATTTTTGATGCTTGGAAAACGGCAATGGAACGGAATTTGTTTGAAGGTCATACGTTGGCTGTGCTCCTATGCCTAGAGTTGGTTCTTCACCGCCTATGTCAAACTGACCAGAACTGCTGCCCGTTGCCGTGACTGCCAGTGTAATCAAATCGCCTTCAGCGCGAATAACTTGAACGTCTGAAACTTTCAAGAATCCGAAAAATGCAAGCAAGTTAGAATCAAGCTCGTAAAGCGGCGTGCCTTTAGCAAATTGACTTTGCACAGATGCAAAATCTACAACTTTGACAACAAATTCGTGCGTTGCCGTCCACCCTCCATTCTCGCCCTGTTTGGCTTTAAATGCTGGTTGCGGCTTAATTTCGTTAGTCGTGAATCCTAAAATAGTGGCGGCCATTAGTTTGCGAATCTAGGGGTGATTACGTTCTGCATGTCCATGAGCAAGCGAGCGGCGTTTTGCTGCTCTTTGATCATGTTTTGTGATGCTTGATTGATCTTGCGCAATTCGACAAGCTGTTGTGTTAAATCGCTGTTTTCTAGCGAGCTTGAAAGCTGTTCACTGAGATTTGTTCCTTTACCAGCGAGTTCGATGCCTGTTCTATCTTTGAGTAAATCAACAGCATTTATTCCAGTCATGTTTTCGGTGAATTTGCCGTATTGATTCCAGATGCCAGAACCTAAACTGTCAAGCCCGTTGACAATTACTGCTTTGATGCCGACCCACATAGCTGTCCCAATGATTGAACCGATGCGCCCGAAAAGCTCCATGTTTCCAGTGACTGCTTGCTCAATTGCTTTTCCGACAACTTGCCCCGATTCTGTAAAAATACCTTCTAGCTTTGGCAAGAATCCGTTTGCAGAATCTAGCGCAACTTTCAAGCCTTCATTCATTCCAGTGCCGAAAGCGATTTGTAATTGATCGACCGCATCCTTTACTTTGGCAATTTTTCCGCTTGTCGTGTTTGCGCCTTTTTCGATTGCTTGATAAAACGTCCCTCCTTTACTTGTGGCAGTCTCGAAAGCATAGGCAACTTCCTCGGCAGAAATCGCGCCATCTTCCATGCGCTTTTTCAGTTCTAACATGCTTTCGCCTGTGCGCTTAGAAATCTCCTGTAATGGGTTAAATCCAGCGTTTACGAATTGCAGAACCTCTTGACCCATTAAACGCCCTGCGGCTTGTGTCTGGGCAAATGCGAGCGATAGAGAAGCAAATCGTTCACTGTTACCCATGCTTATATCTCCAATCGCACGCAATGACGGCATGACAGAATCTTGTGCCATTCCAAATGCCATAAGTGTTTTTCCTGCTTGCGCGTAATCTCTAATTGATAGAGGAGATTTTGCCGCTTCTTTGCGGAAATCTGACATTAGCTTTTTTGTTGCTGATGCGCTTTTTGTTAGCGTCTCAAACTGCATCGCCAAATCTTCAACCTCGGATGCTTTGTCGGATGAAATTTTCGCAAATGCAACAGCAACGCCGCCAAGTGCGCCGCCAAGATACGCTGTGTATTTCGCGACCTTAAAAACTCCATCACCAATGCCATTGATTGAGCCACGCACTCCACGCATAACTTTCTCGAAATGCGTTGCGTCTCCAAAGATTTTCAGTCGTAGTGCCATGGCTTAAAAAATGATTCCTTCTAATGCGGGTGCGGTGTCAATTTTGTTGTCCTTAATTTCTGCTAGGATTTCACGGAATGATTTACCCTTGCCCTCGACTACGTGCTTGCGAGTTGGCTTGCATCCCCTGCGGTATAGAATGGCGTGGATAAGTTTCATTTCCTCATCGGCTCGCACTTGCGTTCTGACGTGTTCTATTGTCCATCCGTATTCCTGCGCGAAAAGGTCATATAAAGCAAAGTCATTGTCGGGCGCATCGCCTCGGCTTATTTCTTTCCCTCGGGCGTTTCGACAGCAGCCGCCTCCCGCTCTTCGATGACGGAATTGATATACTCGCCAAGTGTTTCTGCGTCTTGTTCTGTTAGTTCTAAGCCAATTTTAACAGTAGCATCATGCAATGCGTCAAAGCTACCGAACAACGGTGCTGGGTTGTCTGACATGGCAATCGCAGCATAAGAGAACGCTGCTGCTTGACCCGTCCCGAGTCCTTGCCCTTGTTCACTTTCCACGTAAGCGCGAACGCGGCCTAAAACGAATGATGTAAGTGGTCGGAGCGTTACTCCGTTTATCGTTAGTTCTGTGATATTTTTCATTTTCGGTATAGGAGTCTTTCGAGTTCCAATTGTGTTTTTTCGTTGTCATTTTTGTTCACGAAAGCGGTTCGTTGTCCGTGCTTGACGGTGTAAAACTCGGCATGCTCGAAAGCGATTTGCACAAGCGTTTTCCAGTTGAGCAAAGCGCATTTGATGTATGAAAGCATCAAATCGGGAAGTTTTACATGCAAATCTTTGTCTGCCCACAAAGCAAGATCACTTGCGGCGGCTCGGTTGAAATGCCAGAAATAGCTTCCAGAATGTTTTGAATAACCATACAGCGGATGACCTAGCGCGCGCAATGCTGCTGCTGCTGCTGTGCTTGCCGTGTAGATCGTATCTTCGTGTTTATTCACTTCAATGCCGTTCGCTTTGCCCTTGGCTATTTCGGACATTTCCGATAAGTAGTTAAACGCTTCTTTACACTTGGCAACTTCGCTGTTAGGGTTGGCGATTAGATACTTCGGGTCATTCCATGCGTTTGTGACCGCTTTGATTGTATTGCCGTCTGGTGATGCGCTAGAGAAGTGCCATACCATGCGCTTGTCGCGGAATCCGTCACCCTGAGCGGATGAATACGGACGAACTTTATCAAGCGGAACATCCAAACTGATAGCAGTCGCCGCAAGCTGTAAATTCTTTGTGTCGCCAGCGTGTTGATGCATGGCGTGGCCTTGAATATGATTCATATATTAAAAAGTGTTAGCTCGCAACAATCGTAGGATTGTAAGTGCCGGAAAGTTCGATTTTCTGATAGTCCTCGCTTGCTTGCGTTTTGGTGATTGTCTTAGCAATAAAGATGCCAGCGGAAATACTGCCGACAAGGTGATCTGTCGGAGCGGTGGCAAGCGCGATACTTGCGGAGATAGTGCCAGAAAATGCGCTGGTAGCGGGAACAAAACCACCAAGTGAGAACTCGATTTTCTCGTTATAAAAGCTGATCCCCGTGTCATCACCTGTGATGTTTTTCACGGTCTTTTCATCGGCGGAGTAAGCCTGAGACGACGAATCAAGCAAAAAGCCTGTTTGCTGTCCTGAGATTCCGAAAACTCCGTTGGTTGCTCCTAGTAACGTTGCCATAACACTTTTTGTATGGTGTCAAAAAAATTAGCCCGTTGCCCGTTGCGCATAACATTCACATTCAAAGGTGCATTCTAGCGTGTTCTCATCCCACGATGGAAAGCCGCCGCCACATTGAAAATAATCAACATGCACGCCGTCCATTTCTGCGTTTACGTCAGCAACGAAAGTTGAGCCTTGCAAAATGCCTTGCAACGTATCTGTGAGCGTTTCCGCTTGTGCCCTTGTCATAGTGTCAGCATCACCAGCGTGCGCCCGCAGCTTGATTTCAATCTCCAAACTTTCAACCTTGGCAAGTGACGCGTTAAACTTTTCTGACTTGGTGATACCGACAGCGATGCAAGCCAATTCAGTTTCGGCAAATCGTTGCGCGTCCACAACTTCCAAGGTGGTTATGTCTGCCGCGATGACGGCAATGATTGCATTTTTTACTTTGTCCGATGTCATGATTCGATTCTGTTTTTGAGTTTACGGAACATTTTACGGTAACCGATTTGTATTCCTGTTTGTATCGCACTTTGTGGCATTGTGCGCTCGATGTAGTCCAATTCGTTAGAAATCACAACGGTCGTATTCATGCCGTTGCCGCTAACTGTTGCGCTGCATGCTTTGACTAATCGCTTGAAAAATCCTGCAACTTTTAGCGTTGGGAATGCTTTCAATCCAGCCCCCGCCCATGATGCTTTAGCTTGCCCCGAGCTTGACATCTTGCGGCGTGCTAGTTGGTCGCGTTCTTGCTTGCTGATCGGTTGCCGCTTGAATTGCCCCGCTGTGTTTAGTTCTTTCGGCACTTGCCCCTTGGTGTTTCGGCGTTTCTTGTGCGCGCTTCTAGCATCATCGCTGCCTTGTGAAATGTTAGCGTTCTTCACGGCTCGCCCTACTTGCTTGGCGATAGACAAGGCAAATTTCCGTTGCTTGGCGACTGACATGCCCCACGGCTGAACGCGGCTTGCTAATCCTAGCGCAACTTCTCCCGCTAGTTCACGGATTGCATCTTTCGCAACAACGCCCTTCTTTTTCTGATAGGCGTCAAGCTCGCGCTTAAATGCCGCTGCGCTTTGTCGGTCTATCTCTAACTTTATCATCGCGATTCGTTCGGGTCAATGAGTGAGAAATGCACCGCCACTGTGCCAACGTCCACGCTATGCACGCGATACGCTACGCCATCGACGGTGCATCGTTTGTTTTTTAGATTCTTTGGATTTGTTACGGCACTAGGTTGCGCCGTCACCATGGCTTGCACATTCGGTTCTAGCCCGCCCATGTCTCCATCCGTCATGTTAGTCGATAGATTCGCGACAACGTTAAACGTCTGCCCATCACATACCATGGATGAGGTTCCCATGGTTGTGTCGCATGCGTCATGGTGCGAGTTCATAAAGTCGTCTAGTTCGCTCATTTACTATACGCGCCAAGTCAAAAGAAAAGCACCCTACCGTTTCCGATAGGGTGCCCCGAACATCACTTATGAAAGAAATGGATTAGCCAAGCATCAAGGCAACGTGAGCGGTCTTCGCCACTTTCCAGCCCCAAAGAGCATGCAAGCGATAAAGAACCATACCATCACCAGGGTAAACGCGCAAGTCAAAGCTGATGCCCGTGCGTGGGTCGGTGATGATTTCGTTGTCGATTGCCAAGTCGCCTTGTGCGGGGAACATTGGCAAGCGAGTAGCGAGAACGATTGCATCGCTGGAGAAAGCAAGGTTCCGTGCGCTGGTTGCGTTTACGGTGATCGCCAAGTTATCGGCGGCAGCGGCTACGATGCCAGGAGCATTGATGGTGAATGAACCACCAGAAAGGGCAGTTGCTACAACATACTTGTGGTTGCCGATGGTCACGATGTCACCAGCGAGGATGGTTCCAGAACCAGTGTCAACTGTAACAGTCGTTGCACCTACGGTGAGCGCTCCGTTAAGCAAGTAGCTTGCGCCAGTGCCGGCGGTTGCATCGTTGATCTGTGCGGATTCACGAATAGAGAAGCCGTGCATGTTGAGCAATTCGCCATCGCGCAAGGTCATGCTGTTTCCAGCTTCGTTTGCTTTGGTGAGTTGTCCAAGTGTGCGCAAAGCTGCACCTGCCGATGTGTTGATTACCATCGAGCGAGCTGAAGCAGGAGCGCCGTTGTCATCAAGAATCTTGCGAACCTGTGCGGAATCGGCAAGCGTCGAAGCAAACGGAGTCGTTCCAGCCGTGCCGTAAGCGCGGGAAGCACCTTGTGCTAGTGCATCGCATACATCAGTTTCCATCTCATTCACCAAAGCGCGGAAAGCCTGTGCAATCTGTCCTTGTTGAATACTCAGAAAACCTGGGCCTTGGTCAACGCTGTATTGCTCTTCACCAGTCCACGAAAACGCGGCGTATTTGTTTTTGGTGAGCGTCAAAGCGGCATTGCCAATCGTTTGATCTACTGCCGATGGAATAGCCATCGAAGGAGTAAACGAACTGGTCGTGTTTGTTGGTGCTTGTGCAATGCGCAAGGTTTGGTTAGATGCCAAACGGTCGGCGCGTGCATCGCGAGTAACGCCAGGCAATGCGCCGACGAGTTCGCGGCTTACTACGTCCAAGGCGGCGTAGACATCAGGGATTAGGTTAGTTAGGGTATTAGCCATAAAATTAGTTTTCAGTTGTTGTTCCGCCTTTAGCGCGAAACTCTTGTTTTTGTTGGTCGGTTAGTTGGTTTAGTTCTGAAATGCTCATGACAAGCACATCTGAAATTGTTTGTGCTTCAACGGGTTCATCCGTTTCGGCTTGGTTAGATTCTTTGCGTGGTCTGCCCATAAAATTACTCGGTGATGCGACCTCCTTTTTTGGAGAAGTCCGACTTCTCACGCGGGGTCATTGCGTTGAATTCTTCGCGGGTTTTCTTCTTGCTGTCGCCGTTCGTGATGATTGCGTCCGTTGCCTCAACAGGTGCGACATGTCCACTGGCGGCGAGCAATTCCGATGCTTTTACGGCAGCGGATTCGTTAGCTGTGGCAACTGCTTGTTCAAGTTCGACAATACGAGATTGCGCTTGCGTTGCTTGCGTCTCAAATTGTTCGCGTTCTGCGGTCAAAGTTGATACTTGCGATTGCAAATCTACGATTGTTTGCGCATGAGTGGCGACAATGCCGCGTTCGGCAGTCAACTCGGATTGCGCAGCGGTTAGGTCGTTAGAAAGAGACTCAATTTGTGATTGTGCCGCTTCCAAGTCTGCTTTGTTTGCGAATGGATTAAAACTCATACTCTTTTATTTTCGTGTCAAAAAATTTCGTCTGCTAGCCCTAGGTCGATTGCTTTTCGCCCGCTATACCATCCAGCTTTGAATACTTCCGCGTCAATCTGTGGGCGTTGTTCGCTTACAAATTGCTTGAAAGTCTCGCCGTGTTGATTCGCTGTCTCTTGTAGGAATGCTAGCTGCTCGGCGTTTGGCTCAAGATGGAAAGTCGATTTAAGCGTTGCACCTTCGTTCACAATCGCCTTGTCTTGCAATCCCATGCGCTGGTCAAATCCTGTCCAGTCAGTCCATTTCATGATTGTGCCGATGTTGCCAATTTGCGCAGTCTCTGTGATGTAGATTCGATCCGTTGCACTTGCCAGCATGTAAGCGGCGGAGCAAGCGCACGATGTTACCACGGCAGCAGTTGGCACGTTTAGCGATGCGATAAAGCGCGAAAGTTCAATCGCGCCGTTTACGCTGCCACCGCCGCTATTGATCGAGAACTGCAACGCTTGCGCCCCACCATAAAGCAAGTCCTCGATTTCTTTTCTGATTGTCGAGTAAGTCGTTGCTAGTCCTGCTTTTTCAAACGCTGGCGGAATATCATCCGTTAGAAGTTCCTGAATGTGGATATAACCAATTCCGCTTTCAATATAGGCAACTGGTCGCAATTGGAAAAAGTCGTCAAGCTCTAAATCGTCAAGCGATGCCTCGCACGATTTCACAATCTGCGTAAAGTCGCATGCAAAAAGTTTCTTTGCGGCAAGATGTAAATTAAGGTTGTTGCGCATTATCTTGATTGGTTGGTTGTTGTTGCATGTCGTTAGGTGTCAGCATTTGCATTTCGCGTTGTTCGATCACGATTCCTTCCGCTTCCATTTCTTTGTTGGCGGCTGCGACTGCTCGCTTTTGTTTTTTGAGATAGTCAACGCGTGCCGCGATTTGGTTATCCTCATTTTTCCCAAGGAATCCCAGAACGTCTTGCGGGTTGTAGAATCCTGCACGCCACATTTCGAGAAGTTCCTTCGATACTCGCCCGTCATCAATCGTTAGTTTTTGCGGCTTGCTGAAATCCCAGCGATACCACTCGGAATCCTGTGGCAAGTCACCGCGTTTTTGAAACTTGGCAACGGCATAACCAACCATGCGATTAGCGGCGTATTCCAGAACGTCTTGGCGGTCTTCGATAGCACGTTGCGCACGCCCTAAGTCGGCGCGTTCTGCGGTTCCTTGTCCCGTTGCCATCCACACCATGGAGTAAGGCCAGTTAATGCCAGCGAGCGCTTTTCGATAGATGCGATTTTGAAACGATTCCCACATGTCGCCTGGTCTATCGTTTTTGATTGTCTCAAGTTTCCCGCCGCTCTTAGCTGCAAAATACCGCACTTGACCGCCAGCGTAAGTCTCTGAAACTATGCCGTTTTGCCGCGTCTCGCATCCGTCCAGAATAGATGCGTTGTCATCTATGTCAGGCATGCCTGTTTCGTTAGTCTCAATGAGTCCAATGCTCGAAAGCATCAACTGCGCATGTCGCTCCCATTCGTGGGATTGCAAAGCATCGCGCAAGTCGTTGATCGCATGCGTAAATGCTGGCAATCCGCGCCCCTGTTCCTGAAATGATGGATCGTAAAGGTGAATCACATCACGGGCAGAAAGGTAGTCTAGCAAATTGCCGTCCTTGTCGTTGTAAGCGTAGGCAACAGGAGTGGCTTCGCTGTAAATAACGCCATCAACAATTTGCAAGCCTTTGTATTTTCCATCTTTTAATTCACCGTCACTGATTCCGCTAGGGTTAGCGATTCGATGACATGGCAAGTGCTGAATACGCGGGTAATCAGCTTTCGTTTTTGTTAGAAGAATAAATGCTTCACCGTCACGGTCGATTGCGGATGATAAAAGAAAAAGAGTGGTCTGGAAATTGTGCATTCCTCCCCGAACGTCACAAACTTGCGCCCATTCGGTATTGATTTTCTTCTCTGCCGCTTTGACAAATTCGGCATTTGAAGATTGGCTTTGAGCTTGCCAACTACGCCCCACGGCATACATGGCACGTTGGTCGATTGCTCCTTTCAATACGCCTTCATTCAAAGACAGTCGGCGCGATGCTGAAACGAGTGTTTTCCTATCCCATGACGGCACAAGTTGACCGATGTCCTTCATCTGCACGGGTTCATAGGGGCGTGCAGGGTCATTCCTGCGTGCTCCGCGTGCTGCTTGGTAGGGGTTTCCGTATAAATCGACAATCATAGCTTAGAATCGGGCTTGTGTTCGCGTTGTTGGCGCAATGCCGCGTTGAATGTGAGAGATTGCCAGTCGCAACGCTTGAATGCGCTGCATTTCGGAAAGGTTAACGAGAACGGTGTAGCTGATTCCGTTCTTTTGCGTCTGAGTGAGCGTATTCCCGCCGCCCTTTGTGAGTGTGCCAGTTAGTGCCGCATCATGCGCTGCAATAAGGTCATTCACAAGCGCGTGATTGCGCTGTGCTGCACTGTAATATGACTTGACCAACTCCGCTACGCCCATGCTTTTGGGGCGGTGTCAAATTTTGACTAGTCCTCTGCTTGTTTTTCAGGACTGCCGATTATGCCTAGCATGGCAGCGAGTGAAACTTGCATTGTTTCGCAATCGGGGCCGTGGTTGTCATTGTGACGTTTTACCCATACCGCGCTTTTTCCTTCGCCCCTGCGCACTTCCGCGTCGATCTGGCGCAAGTATTCTTTGCCTATGTCATCCGCAATTTGCCAAGCTACGCCCTTTTGATTTCGTAGCTCGAAAAGAATATCCTTCATCGCCAATGCGGAGAAGAAAGCGACTTGCGTCTTGCTTCCATCGGATGCCGTCACCGCTTGAAAGCGCGAAAAGGATTTGTAAATCGGCTTACCTACTTTTTGAACGTGTGGGAAGCTGTCTCTTTGATCGCCGCGCAATGCTAGCCAGCCATATTTTGCGCATCTCTTGAAAACCTCATCCTTTTGAAAACCGCAATCGACTAGAACCTTTTTCGATTCTACCAAGTATTGATTTTGAATGACTTGCAATCTATCCCATGTATCAACCTTGTCGAAAAACAACCCCATGGATGAGCCGTCATGCCGCCACGCTCGAATGAGAACCCAAAAGTGATCTTGCTGTCTGTCCACGGTCATGAATCGCGTTTTTTCACCGTCGATCTTCTCACCTTTATCGTAGTCCTGCACGGAATAACCGAATCCTTCTAGTGTGACGCGGTTGTCTTCTTTCTCTGGGTTCCAAAACTCGGCAAGGCGCTTTTGAATGAACTGCTGCAAAAGTTGCAAGTTCCCGCGTGATACTTCATCCATGGCCTCGCATCGTTGAATAACAAGCCGCCATAGTGGAAGTCTCCAATTGCAAAGCGCATTGCAATGAAAGCCGATAGAGTTCGGCATGCCCTCTTTTACTTTCACATACTTGGCTTTGCTGGCAATCTCTCGCCGTTCCTGTGCCTTGTCTTTGATCGTGTGTGAGCATTCGGAATTATCACAAATCAGATGCGCTGTTTGTGCCATGGCAACACGGTCGGTGATTGTTTCGTCGTATTTTACGTTTGACCATCGCCAAGGTTGCTGTGTTCCGCACGATGGACATTCAAACATGAATTCGTGCATTGACACTGAATCACATTTGCGATGCCAATCATCACCCACAAAGCCGCCTTGCGACACTAGATAAAATTGACGGTTCCAGCGGTCATGTAAACGCCCCTCGGCCTCGCGTATCATCCCCTTTGCGTATGTCCACGGCTCATCACAAATCACGCGGCGCATCGACTTGGCTTGTAATCCTGACAAGTTCGCGCCTGTCATAAACAAAGCCATGTGTGGAAAGATGATTGCATCCTTGCGCTTTTTGTGGCGATTCTTTCCAGCTGGAAGTAAAACGCTCGTTTCTTTCGTGTTGCGCAAAGTGTAATCAAAGCGGGTTTCGCTCCAGTCTTTGAGATCCGCATCAGTCGAACCAACTAAGAGAGTAGGGCCGCCATCCTCAGCTATGTTATACGCTTGTCCAGCTTCTAGGATTGTCGCTGTTTTACCCATGCCGACAGGTGCGAGGACACAAACTTCTTTCGCTTCAATGTCTGCGAATGCGTCAAGCGGTGCGCGGAACCATGGCACAGAATCAATCTCGAAATATGGAGACAAGCCTTCGTAAAGCGCAACTCTGCCGTTGCACCAATCGCTAGGCAACAATCGCGCCGATGGTCTGCATGCGGTTCTGAATGCGTCGAATAGGATTTCTGTTTTGTCAATCATTCTGCCAGAGTTCGCTTGCGCTGTCGGATAGTTCGGTGAGTAGCTTGTCGGCTGATTCGGAAATACGTTTAGCCATCTGTGATGGTTCCAATCCCTCTAACACTGGCGGCAAGTCTGCCTGTAATCGCATGATGCCAGCGCGGATGATGCTGCCAAGTTTGATGTAGGCCTCTTTTACGTCGATCACGGAAATGTAGGAGTTATTGAGAACCTCTAATTTTTGAGCG